AAGAGGAGTCATGATCAATGGAATGTAAGGAGCAAATACAGCACCTGCCTCTAGGAACTGAGTACCACGGAAGCCCATCAAGATTGTATTCTCGTTCATGTATGGGTTCTTGTACACAGTGTAGCGGCTGTTAAGCTGACCAGCTTTCTGTACACCAAATGCATATTCCATTTGAGCGGCATCACCATTTGAAGTAGAAGCGTATCCTGGGATTGACTCGAGGATAGTAGCTACAGTTGGAGAACATACTAGGAAGTTTGCACCACCACGAAGAGTTAACTGGTGGATTCTGTTAGAAAGCTTCTGCATCTTAGTACCAAGGGTTTGGAACCATTGGCCCTGAGTGTTGTAGTAACCACCATCAGCTACACCTAAGGTAGTGAATGCAGTACCAGTAGCATTGATGAATTGGTTAGAGATTGCAGACCAGTACTCTGTACCAGCAGCAGCATCTTCAATCAACATGTCAAGGATTTCAAGGTCAATTTCAAGAGAGATGTACTCGCTCATGATGTTTGTTACTTCAGCTTCAGCGTCAAGTGCTTGGTAAGCATTAAGGTCTTGAGCGAATTCTGGAGTCCAAACTGCCTTTAATTTCTTGGTCTTAGCTACAATAGCTTGTGACTGCATTTGGATGTTGATTTCTGGGATAACAATCTCAAGATTGCTCTCAGCGTTAGGAACTGCGAAGTCGTTTCCAGCTTCGAAATCACCTACATTGTATGGGCTCATTTGAGTAGCCTTATTGTACTCAACGATGAATGATCCACTACCAGATACGTCGTAAACTGCAGTAGCACCAGAAGCTGTCACGTAGAAAGTGATAGTATTAGCTGTGTAGTCATAAGTTGTGAACGCTGGTAAGTTAGTAGCTACAGATACGTCACCGGCAGCATTAGATGCTGAGTAGATAACGAAACCACGAACTGCGTCTGGGTCAAAGTTAGGCAATTGGCTAGTTGAACCAGTAACTGTGATAGAGATGATTTGGTTTTGAACAATAGATTGTGATAAGCTAGAGTCAAAATTTACGTCAGCCCATGTTGCTTGTACTACAGCAGTACTAGCACCAGAAACAGCTACAATTGATTCAGAGAATTGGTTAGTTGAGTAAGTAAATCTACCAGCACCGTAAAGACCACCTGTACCTAATTGGTTAAGGTTGTTAGTGTTAGTAGAGAATGGGTACTGAGCTGAGCCAGTATTACCGTAAAGTGAACCATTCTGAGTGAAAGGATTCTTAGCAGTTCCGTACTGGAAGTCTAAGAAGAATACTAGACCAGAAGGAAGGTTCATTGGCTGTACAGAAACGAATTCTTTAGCAGCGATTTGTCCGAAGACCTTACGTACTAATGGAAGAGCGATACCTGCCCATTCTGCACCTGTTCCTACTGAGAAAGCACCGTAGCCTTGGCCGCCACCTACTGATGACTGCTCAACTACAAGTTGCTTTGCTTGGTTTTCAAGGATCAATGACATGTTATTCTTGTCAGTCTCTGAACGGAGACCCTCAAGAAGACCAGTCACTTCCCACTTGGCAGCTAATTTAGCTGCATCAGACTGCATGTTCTTCCAACCGGAAGCTGCAGACTCAAGAAGTTGTTGTACTTGTGACATTGTTTATTTTGGTTTTTTATTTATTATTTTTTGATACCCGCTAAGACTTTCCATCTAGCAAATTGATCGTTTACCTCAAGGATTGGTTTCTTTTCTGGAGCAATACCTACTGCTTTAGAAGCCATACCTCTCATTGATTCAGTAACTGGTGATTTAGTTTCCTTAATCGTAGTTAATGTTTCGTAGATAAGTTTTGCTTCTTTTACAGAAGATGCTTTATCAAATGATTCCAATACCTTTACTTTTTGTGATTCATTTAAGTTTTTGGCTCTGAAGATCTTATTAGTGTAAAGAAGTTTAGCGTTAAGTAGTTTTACTTCTGAAAGAGTTGAAGCTAATTCTTCAAGTTCTGTCTTCATATCTTCTACTTCAGCATCACTAGTAGTTTTTCTACTACTTAAAGCTTTTACTAACTTTTCAACTCCTACTCCTGCTGCTGTCAGGGCTGGGATAGCTGCTGCGAAAGCGGCTATATATGGTGCTGGGTTGTTCATTACATCTGATGTAAGTTTAGCTACAGTACCTGCGTCAAATTCATTTACTTCTTCTTCTTTTAAGATTTCGCTGACCTCTTCTTCTTCAGACTCTTCGTCTTCTTCTTCAAAATCAACTTCCTCTTCTTCTTCATCGCCTTCTTCTTCCTCATAGTTTTCACCAGCTTCTAATTCGCCAGCGGCAACCATGTCGGCAATTACGTCCTCGATTAAGGCTTTAAGATCTTCTTCTGACATGTCTTCAAGATCGATTTCTGTGTCTTCACCTTCTACTTCTTCTTCAGAGTCCATTTCCATTTCCTCTTCTTCTTCTGCTTCAGTTAAACTTTCTTCAGTCTCTTCTTTCATGCCTTCAGTTCTTTCTTCCTCTTCGAGTTCGGCTAGGAGTTCTTCAAGATCCAATTCGTCAATAGTGTCAGCTTCTTCCATTTTATCGTCGTAAGCTTCCTCCATTTTATCTTCCTTGGCTTCTTTCATTTTATCCTCACCGTAGTTTTCATCAGTCATCTCGGCTTCTTCCATTTTATCCTCTTCTTCCATTTCCATTTCAGCTAATTTAGCTGCGAATTTCTCTTGTAAGTAAGGAGTAAATGCTTCCTCGAGAGCTGCTTTGGCATTTGCGATAGCTGCTTCTTTAACAGATTTAGCATCAGCAATAGCCTCCTTTAAAAGGTCTCTACTGTTTGACATTTTCCTCAAAATTTAGTTTGTGGGGTACGGTTATTATATTTGGGAACCGTAATAAGTATTATACATAAACCCAATATTATATAAAGATAATATACTAGGGTCGGTGATACATATGTATGTATCTACTTAAAGTCGTATATCCTTAAAAAACAGGACAAGTTCCTTTGGCACATAAGATATCTGTTAGGATACCATTTACTTTACCATAAGAACTAGCTTTATATTCTTTTCCTTCATTTACCAAGTACATGTATGAGCCTGGATTAGAAGGGGTTGAGACAAAGTCCCAACATAGGAGTTCGAAGTCATCTTGTACTTCCATCATTCCACCACTCATAGGTTTTAATGAACCCATACCACGTGATGATACACCTACCATTACTCCGTTTTCGATAAGTGCTTTAAGTATATTGCCTGATACTGTTGGTAAAATTTCGATTTTACCCACGACATTATCACCGTCCCACCATAGGTCACGAATGATGTGGCAAACATTTTTTAAGTTGATTATAGACGAATCTGGATGGTCTAGTTCACCTGTGGCTCTGTTTTGTTTAACCACATCCATATATTTTTCTATTTCACGCTTCCAAAGGTCTTTAGCATAGTATCTACCATTACCATTTAACTTGAGCAGAAGCTAAGATACCTTCAACAATAGGATTACCAGCTGGAGATTTATAGCCTTCAACTAGTTGTACAGGTGCAACCTGAAACGGTAGTGTTTCTATAAGTACTTGTTTCATTACTTTTTCTTTGGCATGTCGCCATATCCACTAGCTTTGTATTTTCCTTTAACAGGCTCACCTTCACCTAAGCCAGCTGCTTCTTTAGTGTAGCCAATTCCTTTAACTCCGAATGCAGCATTTTCTACATAGAATGAAGGATTCTTTTCTAAGTTCTTTCTTACAATCTCTTTTAACTGGTCAATAGTTTTATCAGCATTCTTAGGATCTCTCATTTCAGCATAGTATCCTTCTAAGAATTCTTCACTATACAAGTTATCAATAAGCTTTTTATTACTATATTCATATCCTGTTTCTTTTTGACTATCAGTTACTTCTTTAGAAAGTTTAGTTTCTACAGCTTTAGTAGACTGTGGCCCCATTGGTTTAGGAGCTTTAATAGGGTTTTCTTGATGTGAAGCATAAGTAGGACCTACTCCTGTAGACACATTGTATTCTTCATTTAAGTAAGCATCAAATGCTTTAAATGGGTCAAACAAACGCTTAGTGACTACACCACCAATACCTTCATTTAAAATACCCTTTTGTTTTAGGATAGTTGTAGCTTCACCATATGAGGCAAAGTTAGTGATGTACTCAGGAAACAGTCTACGAGCTGATTTCAAGAACATATCTTTATGTCCTTTTCCTTCCTGGATTAGATTGTATTGTTCTTGTAATGTTCTCATGTTATAGGTAAAATAGTACTGCTCCTGAAGATAAAGAAGCGCTTGTTACATAAATTGGTACAGTTGTTCCAGCTGGGATAACCCAGTTAGTAGTTGCTAAATTAGTTCCATTAGCATCTTTTAAAGCTGTAAAAGTTGCTGATCCTGATACTACAGTAAAACCAGCAAAACCACCTTGTATTGAAGTGGTAGTTACAATTCCTGAAGCATTTGCGGGTATATTTGCCATGTTATTCTTCTTTTTTTAATAATTCTTCGATGTCATCTAAGTAGCTTAGAATTAGGTCTGTTGGTTTAACAACAGCATATGACTCTGGTTTTTCGTTATAGTAAGCTATAGTTTCATCTTTTGCATTATCTATAGCAGGATACAAGTTATTTAAGCGTTGGGTAATTTTATCAAAGGCAGCAATGCGTTCTTCCTGGTATTGTTTTCTACTAGGACTAATTTCATTTACTGTATTTCTTAATTTATACTTGTACATGCTTATAAATATTATTTACCCCATAAATATTTAGTGTCTATAGCCTTAGATTGGGCAGCTAGTTTTTCACTATCAACTGGTTTATATCCAAATGCTTTAGTGTAATAATTATTTTTTACACCTTTAGTTCCTGCTTTAGGTCCTTTACCTAATGAAGCACCCGGATTAGCTTCACCTAGTTTTTTCATTTTAGGGGCTAATTTATAAGCATATTTTGCACCATATTGAGGACCTTGACCAGTTTGGAATCCTGCTGCCCCAGCTCCACCACCTGTACCAGTCATTTCAAATAAGCCTTTAAT